AATATTTCCCCAGAGACGCTACTGGAGGAACGACACCCAGCGGCAACAGTTGACCGAATCCTTAATGAGGAAATAAATTTCGAACTGTATAGTGACAATGCTGTTTGTGCTAACGGTTCAATGTACCGTAAGGATAAGCGTGGGTTTCTCCCTGAGTTGATGGATAAGATCTATAAGGATCGAACCATCTATAAGAAGAAGATGTTGCAGGCGAAACAAGAGTATGAAAAGACTCCAACTAAAGCACTTGAGAAAGAGATTGCGCGATGCAACAACATTCAGATGGCTCGCAAGATTCAACTCAACTCTGCATATGGTGCTATTGGTAACCAGTACTTTAGGTACTATAAACTGGCCAATGCGGAGGCGATTACGCTTTCTGG